GAGGAAGGCCGCGACGTGAGCGAGTTCGACGCTTGGGTCGGACCACTGCTGCCGCCCGACACGACCGAGCCCGCGCCCGACGTGCAGGCGGTCAAGCTATGCAACTGCGGCAAGTGCTGCCCCGGCCCGCTCTACTCGCAGCACGAACGCGACGCGGCGGTCGCGCGCGAGCGGGGGCGTTGGGTCGAGGCGATCAACCTGATGGTGACAAACGAACAAGTGCGCGAGGTCATCATTCGTGGTGTGGACCGCGCCCGCAGCGCGAAGGGGGTGTGACGGTGCGACTCGACGCTTATTACTTCGGGTTCGACTCGACCGGGAACGAGGACATCGACCGGGTCTTGTCAGCCGTGGCGTGTGCAGGGAAAGCATATCACCACACCAGTGATTGGACCGAGCCAATCGCCAAACCCTACGAGCCCACGCATCGCGGAGGCACTTGCGCTGAGTGGATTCAGAACGCGGCGAATGATGCTGCAACGAAGCTCGCCGCCGCCTACCGCGAGGGCGTGGTCGAGGGGCTGGTTATCGCGTTACAGATCCTCGACGCCGACCATCCCGGCGAGTCGCAGCGTATCGCCGCCGAGATCGAGCGCCTGCGAGGTGAGGCGTGACGGTAGGCGACGAGGAGTGGAAGGAGCGCGTGCGCGCGTACAACCGAAGACAGCGCATGCTTCGCGGCGTGTGCGAATGCGGGGCGTACTATCCCGAGGAACACACCGCCCGCCGCGAGGGCGTGATTGAGGGGTTGGAGCGGGCGCTGCGCTTCGTTGCTCCGTTTGTCCTACAGGAGCACAGCGACCGCATCCGCGCCGAGATCGAGCGCCTGCGAGAGGAGAAGCCGTGACTGAGCGACGCGTGCTGCTGGCATGGGGATGGACGTGCATCATCGGCGGGGGTGTCATCAACCCGAAGGCAGTGATCGCGGTGGCGGTGTTCGCTGTCGGGTGCTGGGCTATCCACATAGCGACCGAGGAGAAGCCGTGAGCAAACGCGAGTGCCGCAATTGCCACCGCGACATTGGCAGCAAGCCTCCGCACTGGAGGTTCTGTTCGTGGCGCTGCAAGGATGAATTCGAGTGCGCGGAAATCGGCGTGCCGCCATCCGGCTGGTCAGACGACGACCTCGACTTCGGGCAAGGATGGGAATCCGATGACTTCTAAGCCTAAGATCGCGAACCTGGAGCGTGAGCAGGTTAAGGCAGATCTTGTCCGCGACTGGGCCAAGCTCAGACCAAGCGCATTGCTTGCCCTACTGCGCCTCGCGCGGGCGGCGAAGGATTACAGCGACGCGATGCTGTGGGCCAACGACGAGGACGACCACGAGATCAAGGTCCACCTTGAGGACGAGGCCGAGCGTCGCTGGGACGATATGAACGCCGCCCTCGACGCCTTCGACTGGGAGGACGCATGAGCACATGGCCCACGGGGCATCCGAGCGACGACCTATCCGAGAAGATTTATCGTGTGCTTCGCGACTATGAAGAAGGAAAGCTCCGGTTCAGCAAGGTGTATGCGCGCGGATGCTTGAGCCCCGCACTCACTGAGGTGCTGGAGCGCATTGAGTCCGCGATCCGAAACGAGTACACGCCGAAGCCGCTGGAGGGAGAGGCACTGATGCGTGCGATGCAGCAGCCGCTGCGGGGCGGCAAATGATGGCGCATACTTCGTGGTTCGGCTGGGGTGACGAATGAGCAAGCCGGAGGATGAGGCTGCGTGGCGTCCGCTGACGAAGGAGGACTGGTTCGCGATGGGTCGCGACGGGATCGGGGTGATGAACCTGCCCGTGAGGGTAGTGGAAGACTCCGAGTGGCCACGCGAGCGCCCCATCGTGTGGCCGGTCGGCGCACAGATCCCGATCGAGGACGAGGAGGAGGTGGCAGATGCCGATGCGACGCTCGAGGCGAGAGCTTCTCGCTCGAATCCCGAAGAGTAGCGAGCCGTCCTACCTAAAGGTGCCGGTCTACCTCGCCGACGAGACGACGGCGAGGTTCGAGACGCGCTCGGCGACGACCCCGGAGCAGGCGCTCTGTGCGGCCGTCCTGTCGCAGGCACTGATCGACCTGCGAACCAACGTCCAGATCGAGTACGTGCGCGACTGGGTCGCAGCGCGCTATCCGGCAGCGATCACGTTCGTGACGTGCTGCGATGCACTCGGCCTCGACCCCGCGGCAGTGCGCGAGCAGCTCGACCGCATCCGCCCGCAGTCGGGAGTCGACCGACGCTTCGCCGGCCGCGGCCTGCGACACGGCATCCGGCGAGGAGCTCCGCTAACTACCTGCTAGCGCCGTGATCGCGGCGAGGATCGCGCGGATCAGGAGCCCGACCCACTGCTCCTTGACGCCCGGCAAACTATTATCGTTTCGTCCCATTACACATGCACCCATGCTCGTCGATTGGCGATCTGCCAGACGCGAGTTTGCGTTACGTTGAATGCACGCGCGACTGAACGCTGTGAATGCGTGCCTATGGAACTCGGGGCAACGGCGGCGTTGTCGTCGCGTCCCATTTACTTCACCGGCTCGTCGTTTTTTTGGCCTGCGGCCAGCGTGACGGCGATCACCATCAGCGCGTCGCCGACTTTCCTGCCGCCGCCGTCCACGTTGGTCGGGATGACGCCGTTCGAGAACAGAACGGCGACGCACACGAGAATTCCGCGGATGATGGCTACGGTCTGAGCTGTCATGATTACCTCTTTGGTGGAGCAAGAAACTCTCGCGCCACGTTGACGACGGGAGTCGCGTAGAGCGGGATGCGGGAGTCGTACAGACCTCCGAGTCTGGCAGCGGCTTCCGCCGCGCCGCCGGGGTTGCTGAACGCAGCGAGCAGGTCGCGCGTCGTGTCGATCGGCACCGACAGTCCGGGGATCTCGCGCACGTTGCGGAACTCGTCGTCGCCGTAGCGGTGACCCGCGAGCGTGTCCGCTGTGGCGTAGCCCACGTCGCCGACGATCCCGGTAGGTCCGGTGAGTCCCGAGCGAATCGCAGTCGCCCATGTCGGCATGCGACCTGACGCGAGCGTGCGCAAACCCGCAGCCCCCATGTTCGCAGGGACGCCCATGTATACCGTGCGCGCGAGCCGCGCGAGCCCGAGGTCGCGCAGCGACTTGTCGCCCGTGCGGATGCCTTCGATGATCGGCTGTAAGATGTCGTCGTAGATGAGCTGCGACTGCTTCAAACCGAAAGTCTTGAACTGCGCCGCCGTCGCCCCGCCCTGCGTCCGCGCCCACGACGGGATCTCGCCGACTCCCTGCGTGTGCTGCCAGCGGTTCGTCAGGCGCTGGATCGTGTCGAGCCACGTCGCATGCGACAGCACGCCATCGGTCGAGAGATACTCCGCGCCGAGCGCCTCGGGCGTCGTGCCCATCTCGGCTGCGCGCTTCACGAGCGCACGCGAGAACGGCTGGTTTGCCGAGATCATTGCTGCCGCTTCCTGCGCCGTGTCCTTGATCATCGGCACGGCGACGTAGGACGCCGGTCCACGCAGCGCGTTCTCGGCGGGCTTCATGAACGGCGCGGCAGACTCGACCGCGTTCTCTCCGACCGCACGCGCTGCGTAGTCGGTGAACTCATGCGACTGCGCGCCGACGCGGAAGATGTCGCGCAGTGCCGGGTTCGCTTCCACCTCCGCGAAGCCACGCGCCATACCCTTGATTCCGCCGTGCATGATCGCACCGGTCGGCATCTGTCCGATCTGCGTGAGGAATGCGCGCGGCAGCGCCATGCGCGCGGTGCCGCTCAGGATCGCCGAGAGGTCCGCGTCCTTCGGCGGCTGCATGTGGCGTCCGGCGAGCGCCTTCTCGTATGCGTTGAACGCGCGCCACTCCCCGCGGTTGGCGAGATCGGCGAGGTTCGCCGCCGCCCTCTCGCCGACGATGATCTCCTGCCCGCCGTTGCCGACGCTGACCTTGATCTTCACCGGCTTGCCGCCGAAGGCGTAGGCGTTTGCGATACGCGTGGCGTCGGCGCGCACGTGCGCCGGGATCACCTCGGGCGCGTACTTGTTGTACTCGACGCCCTCCTCGGCGAGACGCGCCTTGCCGGTCGCGGCACCAGCGCGCAGTGCGCCCAGTTGCCGCTGCGCCTGTCGGTACGACAGCTCCGGGTTGGCCGTCATGATGCGCTCGATGCCGGTCGCCTCGGAGATGTCCGGAGCGAGCGGGTCGGGAACGGGCTGGTGCGGGTAGTACCTGCCGTCCTGCACGAGCTGGCGCTCAGCGAACCACCGCGCTGGGTCGTCGGGGGTGCCACCGATCGGCACCGTGGTTACGCCCTGGTCGTGGAGCTCCATCGCGCGAGCGCGCGAACCCTTCCCCTTCAGCTCGTCGAAGACGTTCGCGCGTGTGCCCGCCTCGGCGAGGTCAGCCATCTCGCGACGCATCGGATCAGCGAGGCGCTGGATCTCCGGGTCGTACACGTCGGGGCGGCGCAGCATGTCGGCGAAGCGCGCCGCCTGCGCGCCCTGCCCCTCGCCCGTGATCGGATGCGCTCCCTCGACGACATCGACGACGCGCGTCGACAGCGGCACGGTCGAGGCGTCCGCAGCGGGACCGGACACGAGCGGCAACACCGACTCGTCGGTCATCGGGCCGAAGTAGTTGGTGAGGCGGCGCTCGGTGTTGTTCGCGAGCTCGATCTCGTCCGCAAGGTTGTCGTACCCGAGACTCCGCAGCAGACGCACCTCACCGGCAGTCTTGTCGATGAGCGAATCCATGCGCGTCCGCGCGCCGGTGCTCGGGATGCCCTCGATCCGCTCGGTCACGAGGTCGGGGCGCATCTCGGGGCGACGGCCCGTGAAGATGTCCTCGATGTTGACCGGGCGGTCCTCGATGATCCGACGCGAACTCGTCAATGGAATTGTCGATATCGGCTCGGCGCTGCGGGGCGGCGATGGGATCGCGCCAATCGGACGCCGATCGATCACGCGACCTCCAGCAGCGCCACCCGTCCGCATTGCCGAGTAAGTCTCGAACTCTGGATGAGAAGCAAGGAATGCGCGTCGCACGGCCGAAGTGAGCCCCGGCGTTCCTTGCATGGAGGGATCGACATCGAACCAATCGATCAGAACGTCCTTGCTGCCGTTGTCGTGCGCTCCGATCGTTCCGGCGGGCTTGCCGTCGAACGTGAATCGATACGAAAATTCGCCTCCACTTGGGTCGTGAATGTTGTGGCCCTCAAGCACCGGTTGCAACTCGACGCGCGAGGGCGGCGCGCCCCCCTGCGGGAGCGCCTCTGGAGCACCGCGGCCGCGCCACCAGCGCCCGAGGCGCTCGGTAGGCGTGCCCTCGGCGTAGCTGCGCAGCAGGCGGCTCGCGACGTTGCCCGCCTTCTCCGCGGTCCAGCCGGCGGCGTCGGCGATCGGCTCGCGCACGCCGCTCGGCAGATGCTCCCAGCCGTACTTCGCTGCCTTGCCGGCAGCAGGGGCCCAGAGCGGGATGCCGGATAGCGTCGCGTCGAGTCCGACTCCCCACGGGTCGAGAGCCGCGGTCAGCGGATCCTCGTCGCGCAATGCCGCCGTCGCGCCGCGCGTGCCGGCCCCGAGCAGAACGCCGGAGGCGAGCGTGCCGACCGCGCCCATGGCAGGCAGCGCGTTGCCGACCGCGAGCGCCGCAAGTGGTGGTCCGTAGGTGACCGCGTTGTCTGTATCCTCGGGCGTCCAGAAGGTGGGATCCTTCTCCCACCGAGCGCGGAACTCGGGAGTCAGCCCACCCGCGGTCATCTGCTGCTCGGTCCACGCTCGCGCCTCGGGCGTGTCGAAGGCGTTCCTCGGCTTGCCGAACGTCGCATCGATCGCGGCCGTGTCGCTATCGCCGAATGCCGCTGCGATCTCGTGCTCGTCTCCACCAGGAGGAGCTGCCCCGAACTCGCCTGCAATTGCCCGCTCGTCGTCGGCGAACGCCTGCGCGATCTGCTCCTCCTCGGTCACCGGCTACCCTTCCAGAGCGCGATCGTCTCTGCTTGAGTGAGCCCGTTCGCCTTGGCGTCCTTAGCGAATGCGGCTGCGCTCGAGCGGTTGAGCTTAGGCAGGATCGCTGCCACCTCTTGCGCACGCTGGATCAGATCGCCTTCGTTGCCGCTCGGGTTCGCCCCCTTGAGCAAGCGGTATGCAGCATTGACTGCCTCGCCGGAAGGACGCACCGGGCTCGTGGCGCTGTCGGACGGCACCATCGTCGAGGCGCGCTCGCGAATGGCGTTCGGCAGCGCGCTGAAATCAGGCTCCTGCGAATCCCAGATCAACCCCTCGTTGGTCTTGAGCGGGATGCCGAGCTCGCGCGCGACCGCGACCGGATCCTGATCCTCATTGTTTACGCGCCGGTCGTACTCCTTGCGCGTGTTGAAGTCGGTCTCCATGAGCGACGTGCCCGTCGCCTGCGTCTGTGCACGCGGTGCCATCGAGCGCGCATAGCGCCCGTCTGCGAGCTGGGCGCGCGAGCGGTTCAGATCGATCTGCGATTGATCCACGCCGGTCAACGACTGCAGACGCGCGAGTTGCCCGTCCACTAGCTTGACGCGCGCGGCCGTCGTCGCATCGGCGTTGCTCGTCTGTGACGCAAGCAGCTCGCCGCGCAGTCGGCCGATCTCCAGGTTCATGTCGGTGATCGCCGCCTGGCGCTGGCTCCGATCCATGGTCGCATCGGCCATGATGTCATAGAGGCGCGCCTGCATGTCGCGCACGCGGGTCTGTGCCGCCATGCCCTCCATCTGGGCGTCAATCTTCGCGAGCTCGCCGGCGAGACGCTTCGGGATCGCGCGCGTCTCCTCCTCGGTCATGTCGCGGCGCGCGTTCAGGTAGCCCTGCTGCGACTCCTCGGTGCCGAGCTTGCCGGCGTTGAGATCGATCTGCGACTGCAGCACGCCGCGGCGCAGCGGGTCGGTCCCGCGAATCGACTCGGCACGAGCGAGGTCGTCTTGAATGCCGCCCGTCGCGGCATCGGCTTCGGCGATCGCCTTCAGCACGTTCGCGTCATTGAGCTGCCCTTTGCGGCGCGCCTCGTCGCGCTGCAACTCCTCCCAGACCGAGTAGCCGCGCTCCTTGCGCACGTCTTCGCGACGCGCGTAGGTCTGCGCGTCGAGACCGCTCGGGTAGGTGACATCCTCGAACAGGCGGTTCTTCTGGTCGAGCTCCTGCTGCGCAGCCGCGTGCTTGTCGTCGCCCTCCTGCGCCGCGTAGAACGTCTTGGTGTACTGGTCGACGTTCTTCGCGCGCTCGCCCTCGACGATGTAAGGGCGCGACTCGTCGACCGTCCGCTGCTGCGCCGCCTTCAAGTTGCCGCCCATCGTCGAGTCGTAGGCCGAGGCGTTGTTCGCGCCGATCTGCGACTGCTTGACGCCGAGCGTGGCACGGTTCTGAGGGTCGATCCACGCATTCTCGCGAAGCTGCCCTTCGGTCACCGCATTGATGCGATTGGTATCGGCCGCCGTCCGGTAGCCGATGAGCGCGTCGTTCAGGATCTCCATCTGCTGCGCCGTCAGCTTGCCGGCCGCGTACTGCGCCTTGATGGTCGCGCGCACCTGGTTCATCGTCTGCAAGTCGCGGTCGCGACCGAGGTTGTTCACCCACTCGACGTAGCCTTTCATCGTCGAGCCGGCGTTCGACCCGAGCGACGACGGCGCTCCCGCCGTGCCGCTGCTCTCGCCCGCCTGCATGCTCGGCGTCGCGATGCCCGAGACGTTGTCGATGCCGAGGATCTGGCGCTGCGCCTGCGGCAGGTTGCGCAGCGCATCGAGCTCGTCGCGCTGGCGCTGCCGGTACTGCGCGCCACCGACGCCGAGCGTGTCCTGCAGCGCGTCGCGGCCCGCGTTGAGGAGCGCGAACGGCGTCTTGATCACCGCCTTCGCAATGTCCCACGCGCTGGTCTCGTCGTCGGGGATGCCCTGGTTGCCACGCTCGAACGACGACGCCCGCCCGTATGCCTGATCGGGGAGCTGGTTCTGGCGCGGGTCGTTGATCAGCGCCTGCATGCGCGCCGTCACGCGATCGACGAAGCCGGGATCCTGTGACGCCCTCGTCGAGTACGCAGAGGGCGGGATGCCGGCGACGGCCTGCCCCATGCTCATGCTCGGCTGCCCGCCGGCCGCGAGGATGTCCTGCAACGACGCTTGATCGTAGAAGCTCATGCGAATGGTCCCTGCTCCCAGTATGGCTTGATGCCGAAGGACTGATACGTGCCGACCGGGGCCTGCGGGGGAGGCGGCGTCATGGCGTTGCCCACTGCCTGCCGCGCCCCGTACTGCCCGGCCTGCACGCCCATCTGGCCTGCGCTCGCAAGCGCCCGCGAGCCGAGGCTCGGGCCGAAGCCGCTCGACGTGTAGCCGGGCTGCGGCGGCATGACCGACGCCGAGTCGGCCGAGTACCCCATGTCGCCGCCCGGCTGGAAGTTCGGCGCCTGCGCGCTCGGCAGGATGCCGGTCGCCTGCCCGGCGAAGCTGAGACCACCGCCCACCGTGCCGCCGGCAGCGCCGACGAGCGCACCGCGCAGCGGGTGCTGCATGTCCTTGAACGTGCCGGTGATGGCCCCCGAGAGCGCCTGCTTGCCGATGTTGATGCCGACCCCGGAGAGCTTCGCACCGATGCCCTCGGCCCCGTTCGCACCGGCCTTCAGCGCCGTGATCGCAGTCGAGCCGATCGGGTTGCCGGAAATGCCGACACCACCCGAAGGTGCGCCAGCGCCGGCCGCCGACGTGCCGACGTTCGAGCCGATGCCGAGCGACTCACCGGCAGCCCCGAGTGCGGGGCCGAGGGCACCGCCGGCAGCGCCGAGACCGATCGCCTTGCCCTGCGCTGCGAAGAAGCCGCCGGGGTCATCCCACGGCGTTTGTCCGTTCGCGAGCGACATGGCCCCCGCGGCTACACCCGAGATGCCCGCGCCGACGATCGCGCCCGCGGCGATGCCCGCGGCGGTCGCCGAAAGGCCGGCCGTCGTCAGGGTCGCGGCGAGTGCGGGCACGATCCATGCCATGGGTTGACTCCTTACACCATTTCGTGCATGACTGTCTCGTCGTTCTTGTTCAGCACATTCTCCACCGCAGCAGCGCCTCGCGATTCGTCGCGGGGCGTTGCTGTTTCTGGCTGCTGAAAGTCCCGACGAACGTGGACGCCGACCACGCGGAAGCCGCGGCGCAGGACTGACTCGAGTCCGGCCGGGTTGTCGCGGGCGGCGATCCCGTCCACGTAGCGGTAGCCCATGCGGTAGGCGTGCTCCTCGGCGAACTTCCGAAGCGCGCACGACACATGGTCGCGCCGTGCCGGGGGCACGACGTAGGTGCCGAGCCCCTCCACCTTCGTTGGAGGCGAGTGCGGCAGATGCACCCACGCGCAGAAGCCGACCAGGTCGCCGTCCTGCTCCGCAACCACCACCGCCTCCCCGGCGCGGATGCCGTAGAGCAGGAGCTCGCAGAGGAGACGCTCGTTGCGCTCGGTGCCGTGCTGCTCGGTTTCGAGCGAGTAGGCGATCGCGAGCGCATTGAGGCGCGGAACGTCGTCGGTGTTGGCGAGGCGGATCCTCACGACACCCAGTCTCGCATGTAGTCGTAGCCCTGCGAGGCCGCGTTCGCGCCCTGCCCGCCGAGAGCCCAGTTCATGCCGGCGTTCGCCACCGCGCCGCCCAGGTTGGAATCCCAGAACGAGCGCGGCTGCGAGTAGTTGCCGCTCGGTGCGGTCGTGCCGGTCGCGATGCGGAGCTGCGTCTCCCACGGCTGCATGCCGGCCTGGATCATCTGGTTCAGGCGGTCCTGCTGGATCTGCCGCTGCGCGTTCGCAAGCTGCAGCGCCTGATTGAGCGACGACTGCTGCGTCTGGTCGCGGTTCTGCTGCAGCATGAGCCAGTCGCGCAACGCCTGCGACTGCCCCGCGTTCTCCATCTGCAGCGCATTCTGGTTGTACGCACCGGAGCGGTTCAGCATGTCGAACAGCGCCGACTGATCGTTTTGGTTCTTCGCGTAGCGGTTCTGCATCTGCTGCGAGAACAGCGCCTGCTCGTTCTGACGGTTCGCCTGATTCATCTGGAACTCGTCGCCGAGCCCAGCGAGCGCCGCCTGCCCCATCTGCTGCGAGTACTGCCCGTACCCCTGCGCGCCGATCTGCGAGCCGAGGTTGATCGCCGACGCGCGACGGTTCGCCTCGCGGTCGGTGAAGTCCGCCATCGTCCGGTTCTTGTCCCTGATCGCCTGTTCGCGCGCCGCGTTCGACGCCTGCAGCATCTGGAGCTGTCCCGCGCCCGAGCGGCCGAGGCCCGCGGCCTCCATCGCCTGGCTGATCTCGGGGAGCTGGTTGCCGAGCGACAGCTCCATCTCGCGGTCGATGTTGCGGTTGAGCTGCCTGATGTTCGTATCGGCGAGTGCGTTGGTCTGGTCGACGCCGCGCTGCCCGTAGAAGTCGGCAGCGCCGGGGCCGCCGGTCGCGTCACGCATCGTCGAGAGGTAGTCGCCCGCGTTCGGCTGCGCGTAGGGTGAGTCCTGATTGAGGGCGCGCAGACCCGACATCGCCTGATAGGGATCGAGCCAGCGGTCCTGGTTCAGGTTGTTTCTGATGCCGAGCGCAGCCTGGAACATCGACGTGTGCCACGGGTCAGTGACACCGCCGTAGGGGTCGCGCTCGGCACCGTAGTCGCGCGACACGCGCAGCCCGGTCTGCTTGAGCGGCGAGTTGAGCGTGACGCCATCAGGGCCGACAACATCGGTCGCGTTCCACTGGTCCCAACGCGCCTTCCAGCCTCCCTCGCCGGTCTGCGGGTCGCCGGCGTAGCGGCGCATCGCCTCGTTCGCGCCCATGCCGAGGATGTCGGGCGCGTCCACCGTGCCGTAGCCGAGGCGCAGCGCGTTCCACGCGTCGATCGACGACGCGTTTGGGCCCCGCGGATCGAGGTTCCCGTTCTGGTCGTAGATGTCGAAGACGCCGTTCGGCGAGACCGGGTAGTTGCGGCTGTCGAAGCCCGGCCCCCAGATGCCGCTCGCGACACCGGAGCCAATAGGTACGACGTATCCCGACGCTGCGTTCGCCATGACTCAGTCCCTCAGAGTCCGATCCAGTTGGGAGCTCCCTGCGGCTGCAGGCCGAGGTAGTTCTGCATCTGCGCGTAGTTCATGCCGCCGCCCATCGGCGAGCCGCCGAACATCTGCCACATGCCGCCCGTGTCGTAGGGCATCGAGAAGTTGCCGGGGTTGAACGGCGCGTAGCCGGGCTGCGCCGACGCCCACGACGGCGCGGAGCCGGGTCGCGTCGAGGGGTCGATGGTCGGGTTGAACGGGCCGATCGGCTGCCGCCCACCGGGGGCGGTGCCCTGCCACGGCGCGGTGCGACCCTGCGCTGCCATCGGCGAGTCGTACAGGCTCGCGTCGTTGTAGAGCCCCGCCGATCCCGTGCTCGCGCCGGGGTTGTAGCCGCCCGCCTGCGCCATCCAGTTCTGAAGTCCGCCGAACTGCCCGCCCTGACCGCCGCTGACGGTGCCCGCGCCGCCGCCGAGGTACCCTTGGAACATCGGATTCTGCGACGGGGGAGCGCCCGCGCTCATCGGCGCGTTCACCTGCGGCGTCGCACCGCGTCGCACACCTCCACCAATCGTGTTCGGCGGCGGTGGGTTAGTGAAGCGCGTGTCCCAGTCAGCAGAACCCGGCCCGTGCGAGTACGCACCGAGCGGCGAGCGCGGCTTTGGCCAGTCGCGGTTGAAGCGATTGCGGTACGTCTCCTCGGTGCCGCCCTGGTCAATCCACCGCTGCTCCTGCATCTGCCCGCGCAGCGCCGTCATGGCCGCGATCTGACCCTTTAAGTCACCCGCCGCCTTCGCCTTCTGGTACGGGTCATTGCCCGCAAGCAGTTCCCGCTTGCGCTGCACGTCGCCCGCGTGCTGCTGGTCGTAGAACCCAGAGTTCCACTCAACCGGCGGCCCCGCAGGACCGACGCCCCCGATCTCGCGCCCAAAGTATTTTTCTTCCTGAGAGTGACGGTCGCTCCCCGGCGTGTGCAGCTTCCGCGCGTTTGGGTCGTCGCGGTACTGCTGCCGGGTCGTGCCGGGGTAGAACGCCCCATTCACCGACGGGTCGCGGTAGTCGATGTACCCCGGCGTCGTGCTGCCGAAAGGGTAGCCGTTGACCGGATCGCCCTGACCAAGATTGCCGGGGGTAGCGCCATTGCTGGGCATCTGTCGGCTACTAGCGCGCGCCGTGGGGTTGTATCGTTCCATCGCCATCGTCTGCTCCTATCGGTACGTGCCCGTGCCGAGCTGCGTCTGCCACATGCCGTTGCGCATCTGGTAGTCGTTGCGATTGCCGCCAGCCTGCGCCGCGTACTGGTTCGGGTCCTGATAGAAGTCCGCAGGGTTGTTGTATCCCTGGTACTCCTGATTCGTCATCGACTTCCATCCGGCGGTCGGGTCGTAGTGGTAGAGCGTCTGCCCGTCGCTGCCGTTCTGCTTGTAGATGTTGCCGTTGCCGACGCTCGCGGGCACGAGGTTGCCGAACTGCGTGTTGAACTGACTGCCCTCGTAGTACGACTGCGGCGTGCCGCCCTGCCGAGGCGCGACCGGCTGCGCACCGGGGTTCGGTGCCTTCGCCATCTCGTTCTGCCCTGCCTGCGGGTTGTAGTTGCCCATCTGCGGCTGCATCCAGTTCCGCATCCCGCCCATGTTCGGCATACCCCACGGCATCCCGCCGAAGTTCATGCCGCCGCCCATCGGCATCGGCTGCGCGTTCCGCATCCGAGCGGCAGTCCAGTAGTCCTGTCCGCCGCCCTGCTGTTGCATCTGCCCCGCTTCGGCCTGCCCCTGCGGCTGCGCGTACAGCCCCTCGCCCTGACGCCGGTCCTGACGCAGGCCCTTGATCCTCCCCTGCATCTGGTCGATGCGGCCCTGAATGCCAGCCTGCTGCTCCGTGCCCGCGCCCTTCCACTGCTCCTGAAGGTTGCTCACGCGGTTGCGCAGCTTGTCGATGCGCGCGTTGCCCTGATCGGCTCCGCTGGGTGCCTGCGGCTGGTACTGCTGGTAGCCGCCCCAACCGCTGCCGAAGCCGCCGCCCATGCCGTACATCGGCGAGAATCCCTGATTCATCCAAGGCCACATAGGTTCACTCCGTAATCGCGGCCCCGCCGAGTTCGGTCAGCGGAACGGTGCTCTCGGTGTCGATGACTTCGCAGAATATGTCGCTGATGCGGAACGGGGCCTGGATGTACCCGGCACTCGTCGCCGCAGAGGTAAGCGCGTTCGAGAAACGCAACTTGAACACGCGCCCGTGGACGCGCGGCGACAGCAGCAACGGGAAGGATACAGCCTGCCGGTTCTCGCCGTACTGCGTCAGGCGCGTTGCCGTGGAGTCGTAGACGCGCCCCTGTGTGTAGCGCACCGTGGACTCGTCATAGTCGGTGTACACCTGACAGTTGATCCAGTAGTTGCCGGACGACAGGTCGCTGTTGCGATCCCAATTCTGGTTGTATGACGAGATCGAGCGCAGAATCAGGTCGATGCGCGTGAGCGTCTTGCGCTCCAGCGTCCCGAAGTCGAGCCATCCCGTCTCGACCTGTGCGTTGACCGTGTCGGCAGTCCCGTTCTCCGGGTCTGTGACATCCGCGTCCTTCGCCGTCGTGCGACCACGGAACTCCAGCAGCGACCCGTCCGGTCGGAACACCAGCAACTGCTGCACGTCGCTGCCGATCGAGGCGTGGTGGTTGGTCATCATGCCGCCGCCGACAATGTTCGGGTGATCCTCCAGCCACGCCTCGTCCGTATCGTACTGGTAGACCAGCACCGTCGAATAGGTGGCCGTGCTCGCCGGGAGCGCGTCTTGATGCCGCTCGCTGCTGCCCGTGCCGAGCACCCAGATGATCTGCCGCTCGCGCTCGTCGTGCAGCCCGCAAACGACGCCACTCGTACCGTCAATCTGCTCGGTAGCCAGAAGATCGCGGTACGCCTTCCGCGCGACGAGCCGCACTTGCGAGCCGTCCCAGACTGCCGGTCCCTGCGGCGTCCAGATCCAGTGCAGACCGTTCGCGACTACGCAGCGGTTGGTCATACCGCGCTTGTCGAGGATGCCGAGTCGCGTGAAGTCCGAGCGTCGATTGAACGTCGACTGGAGAGATTGCGTCGCCGACAGCGTCTCGCGCGAAAACCAGCGATGCACCGTCAGGTCGTCGCCGAGACACTTCATCTCGGCAATCTCGTTGCCCTCGCCATCGAACGTGACGAAGTTCGGTGCTGCCGTCTGCCCCGCGATGCCGGTGTGCCAGAGCAGGAAGTCGCCGCGCTGCGAGTACCAGATGGTGCGGTCGCCGTAGAGCCCGTTCGGGTCGGTGGCGTAGCCGATCATCAGGCGGTTCTTGTAGACCTCGGCGTAGATCCCGCGCGGGTTGTTCGATGCGTTGAGCGCGGAGTCGGCGCCGATCTGCGCGGGTGTGCCGAGTGCCGTGTTGTAGAACCAAGTGCGCAGCACACCGGCTCGCGTTCCCGAGAGGTATGCCGTCAAGTCGATTGCCACCGGCACGCCGCGGTCGCTGGTGATGATCAGGTAGCTGCGCCCCGCTGTCGTCGCCGGGTTCGCCGCGTGGATCGAGGCCGCAGTGTGCGAGACGAGCTGCTCGAACACGACGCACGAGCCGACGCGATTCACGTCGGTCGTGTTGGTCGCCGTGCCCGCGAGGTAGCGCGCGAGCGGGTCGATGAACGATCGCGTCTTGGCTCCGCTCGTCCCTTCGTAGACACGATCGAGCGTCACCGTGAACGGCCCCGCGCCAGCCGCAGCCGTGACCTCGTAGACCTCGGAGCTGAACCCCGTGCCCGAAGTCACGTCCGCGACGATCAACTGCCCCCTGACGCGAAGAGAGGTCGTGGTCGCGGTCGCGCTGCCGTTGGTGAACGTGATGCTCTCCGTCACCGCGGGCGTGTAGAGCGCAGAGAACCCGAGCGAGTCGTATGCGAGTGCCCAGTATGGATTCGCGATCACCGACAGTTCGGAGTTGATGTCGAACGCCCACCACCAGTCGCTCGACGCGATGCGAGCCTTGAGGAGGCGCTGCCCCTTGCGCGTCCACCACTCGTTGTCGCGCAGTCCGACGTTGTAGCTGCCGCGCATGTAAGTGCCCTGCAGCGCGCGGTCGGTGACGCGCGAACTGTTGGCACCCATCAGCGGGCCGAGCCCGACGACGCGAACCTTGCCAGCCATCAGGCTGACTCCTCGACGCCCCACACGACGCCGCAGTAGCGGATGACACCACCAACGATGTCGAGAGACGCTGCGAGCTTCAGCGTCGTGTCGATCGCCGTGCCGCGCACGCCGCTCCCAAGGTCGATGGTGAACGGACCTGCCGACCCCGTGATGATCGTGCCCGCCGCTGCCGTCGCGGCGAACGAGCCGACCGGGCAGATCACAACCGACGACGACGAGGAGTCGTGGAAGTAGAGCGTTCCCGGCTTCGCCGCCGCGAGCACGTCGCGCACGATCGCGGTGATCGCAAAGCCACGCAGAACGAACCGCCTGCCAGTGCTCGGCGTCCAGATCGTTACCGCCGTCGTGCCGGTGATCGAGTCACCGATGAACGGCTGATAGATGTCGGACGCAGTCGCGCTTCGGGTCGTCATCTGCAGCCCGCCACGAATGGCGAGCGACAGGTCGGCGAATGCGCGCAGGTATTCGGGCTCGGCCACTACAGCCACGAGTACGGCGTGTAGGTCACGCCGCTCCCGGTCGGGTAGCCCGACTCCATCCGACCCGCGCCCGTGCTGGGCTTCATCGTCATCTTCGCAGGCGACAGGCGCTTGCGATCGACGCCGACCGCCTTCGCGAGCTCGTTCGAGTAGAGCTGCGACCAGATCTGGAACTGCTCCGTCTCGCCGTAGTACAGGCACCCGTACCGCGTCGCCGCGATCTCGACGAGCTTCGGCAGGTAGAGCGTCGCGAAGTTGGTCGACGAGTCGCCACTCAGCGACGACGGGTACTCCCAGACGCGCTCGCGGATCGCATACGTGTCGTCCGGAATCGGACGCAGCACGTAGCTGTCCGCGTCGCGCGCCCAGACCTGGGGGAGTCCCTCAAGCTGCTCGGTGAAGGGTGGCATGAAGATCGACTCGTAGTCGATCTCCTGCAGGAAGAAGTAGTCCTCGCCGGACGCGCGCCGGATCATGATCCAGCGGCAGTCCTTGAAGGTCGTGGGGTTCTGGAAGGCGTAGGTGTCGGTGCTCGCCGTCAGCGTGCGAGTCCGCGTGATCTCCATACCGGACCAGTTGTGGTCGGCGCAGATGTCCTCGCGGATCGCTTGATCGATCCAGGTCTGGACTGCTGTGTTCTCAGCAGTCGCGACCCCGATCCGACCGAGGTTTGCCTGCACCCTGGTCTGCAGTTCGAGGCGCGTTGCCATCGACCGTCCGGTAGCCCTTCTGCACCCAGTTCTTCAGGTGCTCGTTGCGCGCCGCGCGCCGCTCGGTTTGAGGTCCGCGTTGCTGCCGACCACCGAGCGCCTCCCGAAATGCACTCAGAAGGCACCCGGCTTCTGGTAGTCAGGCCGCTTCCACGGATCCCCAACCGGGGCCTTGGGATCGAGCGGCGTCTTCTTGACGACGTTCGTCCCTTGGCCCGCGTTGGTGATCGGGTTGCGACCCGGCTTCAGGCTCGCGTCCTGCGGATACTGCCGCCCGGCGAACGCACCGGAGCGAGCTTTTTGAAGCCGCTCCGAGTGCGTGTTGCCGCGACGGCTCCCCTGGTTTCCCAGGCCGTTGTCCATCTTCAGCTCGCGGTGAAGGCCGCGTACTTGATGGTGCCGGAGCCCGACACCGCCTTGGCGGTCGACGAGAACGACGACTGCGGGCTGGGTCCGCTCGGGAAGTGGTAGCCGTGCACCATGAAGTACACGGTGCCGGTGCCGGTCGAGTTGCCGCAGAGGATCTTGATCTCCTCGCCGGCATTGAACTCGGCCTTGGTGCTCGCCGAGAAATCGACGCGCACCTCGTCGCCGACCACCAGGCCGGAGACGACACCGAACGTACCGATGGTCACCGCGTCGCTCGCGTCCGCGGCCGAGCCGGGGTACTTGCGGCGGCTGACGGTCATCGTCTCCGTCGCGGTCGCCGTGACAACGCCGACGATGAACGAGATCGCCATGACGCGGAACGGCCGCGGGAAGATCTGCGTGACCGAGTTTGCGCCCGAGATGTCCATCGACCCGAGCGAGTACCCGACGAGATTGCTGTAGCTCTGCTCTGCCATTTGCCCGCCTCCTTACAGCGAGCCGAGGGCCACGACGCGGTTGTCGGGCTCGGTCGAAGAGTTGTAGGACCAGATGTGCGCGAAGCCGCCGAGGTAGTACCAGGCCAGCGCCATGTCGCGGCCGAAGTCGCCAGGGATCGCCTCGCGGATCTCCTCCATCGTGGCGACGATCTCCATGACGGGATCGTTGCCGAAGATGACGGCCTCACCCTTGTAGGCGGTGGTGCCGATCTTGCCGGAGTTGCCGAGGTTGTCGTTGTTGTTCGCGACGCAGCGCGTGCCGTAGATGCGGCCCGTCTCGCCCGAGAACAATTTTTCGGGATCTCCGTAGTACTGCGCCTTCTCCCAGTCCGGATCGTCCTTCAGGGCGCGCATCGCCGGGACGGAGCCGATGCAGATGTAGTTGACGCCGTCCCACGGCTCGACCGGCGCTGACGCCGACGACCCGTAGACGCCGTACTGCAGCGCGTCCACGATGTTGCGCAGATCCCAGACCTGCCAGTCGCGGCTCGCGGTACCGCCCGCGGTGCCGCTCGTGCCCCACGTCGCAGCCGGCGAGTCGGTCGCGCCGGTCGGCGTGTAGATCACGTTGCCCGCGTAGAACGCGTTGCTCGCGCGCCAGTCGATCGCCTTCGCCTCGTCGTCCGAGAGACGCGACGAGATCGGGTCGCGCACCTCGAACTCGGAGAAGGTCTCGAACTCCTCCATCCACGGGATGGCGAAGCCCGAAGGCACCGCGGTGCAGGAACCCTGCGTGATCAGGAAGTTGCCACGCGGGATCGGATCGCCGAAGCCGATGATGCGGCCACCGCGCGGAGTGCCCGACGCGTTGCCGATCTTGTCGAACAGGAGCACCTGTCCCGACCGCTTCCCGTACTGCCCTTCGCGCTTGCAGAACTGACGGAAGCGAACCTGCGGCTGGCCCATCGCGCGGGCCTTGCGGCTCAGAGTGTTGTTCGAGAAATACTTGCCGGTTGCGTTAGTCAGCCAGTCCATTCCTGGCATTTCTGCTTCCCAACCCTCCGGACCACTATTCGGTTGAACCCATGCGAGCCCTCATCAGGCTCGCGCCCACTGCCCCTCGTGCGTCAGCGACGCCCGTTCGCGACGTAGCGGTCCTGACGGACCCGGTCCTCGCGGTTGCGCGAGCTGTCGCGGTACTCCTGCGAGTCGATCTGGTTCCACATCTTCTTCTGCCGAGCGGCGTCGAGCTCGCTCACGGCCTCGGCCAGCTCGGCGCGCGGGTCGCGCGGCATGCCGTTGTTCGGGTCCGCGAGGCGCTGCTGCGGCGCGAAGTTCGCACCCGGCGGGCCCTGCATCTGACGCGCACCCATCTGCTGCTGCTGCGCGAGCTGCGCTTCCCAGGCGGCGCGCTGCTTGACGGCCTCGCGCACCTGGTTCGCGGCCTGATCGGCGTAGCGCGACAGCTCCTCGGTGCGCCCCTCCTCGATCATGCGCTGCGCGTCGATGCCGCCGGCGCGGAGGTTCGCCTCGACCTGTGCGCCGAACATCGCGACATCCTGGTTGTACTGCGCGAAGCCGTTCCAGAAGCCCTGGTACGCCTGCGAGAGCTGCTGCATGCGGCGCTCGTTCTCGATAATCTGCCGCGCGCGGTTCTCGGCCTCCTGCGCCGCGGTGCCGATCACCTCGCGCGTGTAGCCGAGCGGGTCGGCAATGACGCGCTCGCGCAGCGTCGCGTTCACGCGCTCCAGATCAGAGGGCGACGCGGGCGGCGGCGGCGGTGCCTGCTTCGGCTGCGTCACGCGCTGCTCGATCGCGTTGAGGCGCTGGCTCACGCCCTGCGCGAACTGGCCCAGATCCTGCCGCAGCGCCTGCTGGAACTGCTGAAGCTCGCTGGGCTGCTGCTCCTGATTCTGCTCTGACACTCAAGACCCCCTGTCGAATCCCCCGAGAGGGATGTTCCCGACGAACTGTTCCCGCGTGCGTGTCGCGGTGACGAGATGCGCGTCGCGCTCGACTGCCTCGAGGAAGAGCGAGAGTTCGTCGAGTTCTGCGACCAGAGCGAGGTTGCGCTCCGGGTCGGTCGACTCCTCCCACTCGGCGAGGGCGAGCTCGCGGCGCTTGGCGATTGCCGGTCGGCGCTTCTCGCGCCAGCCGAGCGGCGTCAGCAGGTAGGCGAGCGCGAGCTGGTGCTCCTCGCGCGACATCTGCGGCGTGCGCTCGATGGTCACTTCGGCGTCCGGGTCGATCTTCTGAATCGCGGCGCCGAGCGTCTGCCCGACCTCGGTCAGCACCTTCAGGCGGTGCCGGATGCCGTCCGCGTCGAACGACGACTTGCCTGCGATGCCCTGCAGCAGGAGGCGGCGTCGCCGGGCCAGATAGCCGGCGATCGCATCCTCCCACGTAGCAGGGGCGCCCGCGGCCACGACCGAGGCTGCATCACTGCCGTTGTCGAAGTCGCGCAGCTTCACTTCTTCTTGGCCTGCTTCCAAGCCGCCATCAGCAGGCGTCCTTGCCGCCGCCGTGCGCGCCCTTCTGCCCACCCGAGCAGTGGTCGCCGTCACGGCACAGGTGGTCCTGCGACATCGGCCGGCCCTTGCCGCCCATCCCGCCCTTCGACGGCGCCTGCCATGTACGAGCAGGCTTGTTGCGCACCTCTCCGCCGCCAGATTTTCCACCCTTCATGGTCGCGCCCCTTAGCCCCTTTCTTGCATCAGTGCAAGGAAAAATCGTGCAATCCTGCAAGGTCCTACTTGCCGCCGTCCCGCTTCCGGCGCAATTCTTCCATCTCGCGCCGGTCGCGCTCCTCGCGCAGCGTGATCTCGCGCGCTTGCTGGACCTTCATCTCCTCGAGCCCGCTCTTCACGGCCACCAGCGCCACCGAGATGTCCACGAGCTTCGTCGTGACGTTGTCGAGGAGCTGGTCCTGACGCGAATCCTTCGCCGCCTGCTGCGCGACGAAGAACCCGCCCGCACCGAGCGCGATGCTCACCAGGATGGATGCCGTCGTCGTCGCGACTGTCTGCCAGGTTGGTCCTTGAGACTGGTTGGACATCAGCCACCCTTTGAGCCTTGCCCATGCCCCGAGCCTCAGAGGCGGTAGAACACGTGCCGTCCGATTCGCGCGACGATCTTGTCCTCCGACGCCCACGAAGGGACACTCGGGAGGGAGCGCGGATTCAAGTAGTGGTTCGCCCCACCCGTTTCGTCCGCTGCTCCCCACGACGCTTCCAGCGCCGAACGCAGGCAGTCGCTCCATGTTTCCTCCGAGACGAACTGCTTCGGGTTGAACATCCGCGGCAGCGTCGGGCTGCCGACGTTCCAGCATGAGAATTGCAGCCGCTGTAGACACACGTCCTCCGGTCGGTCAGGCCACCGTTCGTCGCGAACTCGGTTCATCACGACAGCCGCAACCGCTCGCTTCCCCTCCATGGGCTCGCCCGCGGCTTCGCCGAGGATGGTCGACGCGAACACCATCAGCCCCGGCCATTCGTCGGGCGCGAACTTCGGGTTCGGCACCGGCAGGAACCACTTCGTCACTTCGTCACCGTGAAGGTGTAGGTGTGACAACCGGGCAGATTTGAGGCACTGAACAGGTGCGCCCAGAAGTACCAGCGTCCCGTCTCGCGCAGCAGTGCGCCGCCGATCTGCGTGCCGTGCGAGTAGTATGCCTTGCCGCTGGGCGACGAGAGCGTGGACTCTGCATCTGCGCAGCTCGCGTTGCCGTGGTTCTGCGACGCCACCGTCACGATCGCAGGTCCGTCGCCCGACACGTCGAAGCAGAGGAGTCGCGCCTGCCCGTCCTCGAAATCCTTGACCACCGCCGACGAGAACACCTCGCACGGCTGCGGCCTCGGGCTGTACGTTGGCTGCGGAGACGGGATCGGCGGGTTGTTCTTCTCGCAGCGGCGGTAGCACCGCTCGAGGTTCGACTTGGCCGACTCGGGCAGCAGCGAGAAACCCGCGTGCGCAGCTCCCCACAGAATGAACACCGCCAACGCAGCGAGGAGCAGAGTCGCGATCATCAATGGCTTCATCGTCCGATCCTCCACGCGACGAACGCCAGCGCGAACGCGAGCGTGCATCCCCATGCTGCGGCTTCGAGCAGCATCAGTTCAGCGACCTCGCGAGTTCGATCCAGTCGCCGATCGCGCTGGAGTACATCAGCGTGATGCTGTTGTTCTGATCCATCAGCATCGTGCCCGCGAGTTGCAGCCCGTTGCCATCCGCGAACGTGAACGAGCCCGTCCCGCCGTTGGTGTAGATGATGTAGATGATCTGCCCGTCCACACCGTCAGCGATCTGCGGATTGCTGGTTAGCGTTCCCGTCGCTCCCGACGCAGTCACCTTGATGTACGTCTCACTCGGCGTGATTGACGATCCAGCCGTGTTGAGGGTCTGCGCCGAGCCGGGCGTGTAAACCGTCGTGTCGGCGTTGCGAATGCCGATGTTGGTGCCCCCAAACGAGAGTGCCGCGATGTCCACACCGATCTGCGTGGTGACGGCCTCCGTCCCGGCACCACCCGCATTCGCAGTGTCCTGGATCGACACTCCGGTCATGGTAGTCACGGTGACCGATGCTCCGTCATCCGCACCGTTGTCAGTGCCTACTGTTGGAGCCCAGTAGAGCCCCACGCCAGCGAGTTGCGTGAATGCCGTGCTCGCGTTGATCGCGGAGAAGAATGGCGTCGCACGGACGCTCTGGTGCCCCTGCGTGCCGCCTGACGGCACCGTAACCCCGCCCGAGCCTCGCACGTTGGCCTGGTCGAAGAACGTGAACGTGTTCGGTGACGCCACCGCGACGGAGTTGTCCACGACGTGGTTCCCATAGAACAACTGCACGGCAGGCAGATTCCCCACCGCCGTCGTTGAGTCGTCGTGCTTGATCGTCATTCCCTTACTTGAGACGCCGCTGTACGTGCCCAGCAACGCGCTCGCTTGGCCGATATGCACCGTGGGGTTGATCTTGAGGATCTCCATGTCCGCCGCGACACCGGAGAAGTCGTGGTCGTAGGGGAATGTCACGATAGAATCGTCGGCACTGACGGCTCCTTGCGAAGCGCCGACTCGCACATCGCCGTCGAGGTTGGCCGCACCCTGCACGTCAAGGTCGTAGGTCGCCGTCACTGCCCCCGTCGCCCCGAACCGCGCAGGCCCCGCGTGCCGCATCTCCGTAGTCGTGCCGACAGAACGCAGCGACAGCGGCGTCGTCACTGCCGCCGTGTCCAGATCCTCAACGTCGAGCGCGATGTACGTTGGCAGCGACAGCGTTCCACCGATCTCGTTCGGGCTGTGCAGCTTGAAAGCACTGAAGGTCGTGTTCGTCAGCGTACCACCAGCAGCGACGCCCCACGACGGGTTGATGTCCACGCCGGTCGTCTGCCCGATCGTAAGCGTGGCACCGCTCGACGCCTTGTAGGTCGGCTTCGATAGGAACGAGATCGGCTGGTACGTGTTCTGCGTCGCCGTGTTTGCGACCTGATTGATCACGCTCGCGTCGAAGAACGCATCCTGGAACAGCGGCCCGCCAGCGGTGGACGACGTGAACGTCGTGCCCATGTGGAACCCGGTGTACTGGTAGAGCGTGCCTCCGCTGGTGCCCGTCCGGTCGATCGAGCCACGCGCGCGGAAGATTTGAATCGCTGACCAGTCGGGGATGGAGAGCGTCGGGTTAGAGTCGATCAGCGAGTAGCCGCCGCCATCGGACAGTGTGACGGTCGGAGAGAACCCCGAGACGTTCACCTGCGAAGCATTGGTCGCGATGCTGGGCCAGAAGTCGAGGTACCCATCGACCTTGACGCTGCCGGTCGTGGTGTTTGCGCTGTTCGGCTGCAGCAGGAGGTTCTCACCCGTCTTGCCTGATCCGTAGAGCTTGCCGGTCTTGCTGCTGCCCGTGGCCCCGCTGTTCGCAAGCGTGATCTGCCCGTTGTCGTCGGTCGAGATGATAGTGTTGTTGCCGCTGCCAGAGCGTCCCGCGAGCAGCGTGTTGAGCGACGCCGCCCCGGTGACGGTAGCGGCGATCGAGTTCTGCCACTCGAAATCGCCAGTCGTGGACTCGTACGTCAGGATGTACTCGTCCGTAGGGCCGTTCACGGCCTTGAGCATCGACTCGGTGATCTTGTCCGCACCTATGGTCGTCGTGAGCCCCGAAGATGACACGTCGCCCGTGAGTGCCAACGCACCGAAGTCACCAGACTCCGGTACGTCGTCATCCGTCTGGCACTCGACACCCGTTCCTCCCGCTGTGCCGCCAAGCACCTGAGCGTTCGTGCAGGAAGAGGCGAGATTGGTAACCGTGATCGGGTCGGTGCCACCGAGGCTGTGCTCGGAGGCGTGTGTCTCTTCTTCCAGATCGGCGGTCACGTCCGTTCCCGCGTTCTGGGTGAGTGCGATCACGCCTGCGGATGACAGGGTGACCGGAGACGTAGCACTCGACGGGATCGTGCCGCCCGAGGTGGGCAGCGTCAGCGAGACGTTCGATCCCAGCGCGGGGGCTGCGATCTCGACGTAGTTGCTGTCGTCGGTGTCGTACAGCCGCAGGTCGAGGCCGCTGCGGAGGTCTGCGTACCCGTCTTCCACGATACGCGCGAGCGTCAGCGCCGTGTTGTTCGAGCGGAACACGAACGCGTTGCCCGTCGAGCCCGCCGCGATGTCCGCGTCGAAGTACATGCTGTTCGACGACTTGAGCACGAAGTGCCCGGCAGGGGCAGCGGTGAGCGTCGAGCCGGTAGAGCCGCTGAAGCAGTCGCCACTCGCGCAGTCGCCGACTGCCGTCACGTCGCCGGACCCGGAGGGCGTGGAGCAGGTGAAGTTCCCGCCCGCGTCCACGGCCGAGAAGAAGTCACCCGCCG